TGATACTGTATATAAAATACAGCCAGTTAGTGGTACTTTACCCGCTAACACAGCTATAACCTTATCAGGTGGAAATGCTACAGTTGGAGACGGAATTCTTTACGTAAATATTACTTACAGAAAATTAAAATTAGACTCTACTTTTTAATTGAATGGACATAAGGAAAATTTCTATAGGGGCAGACTATAAGTCTAGTGCTATGCATTACATAGCTGGACAGGAAGTTCTTGGAGGAAATTATAAAATCCATTTAATACAAAAAGATGTTAACTTAGATTCTTATAAAATCTGGATTGAAAAATCTAATGAGATTTTATTATGGAAAGAGTTTAATTCTAATATTCCAATTTCAATCGAATATAATATAAATTTCTAATGAAGTCACCTTTTTATTTCATTGTAGAACCACACAATGGAAGAAGGTATGATAATATTAAAAAGATAGGAGATGTTAACTTAATTATGAGTTCATCTAAAGAAGATCATACCGTTTCCAATAGGTTTGCAAAAGTTATTAGTACCCCTCTAGGTTATACTGGAGAAATAATCCCAGGAGATATCCTCCTAGTTCATCACAACGTATTTAAGTTTTATAATGATATGAAAGGTCAAGAAAGGAGTGGTAAAAGCTTTTTTAAAGACAATTTATTTTTTATAGATATGGATCAGTTTTTTATGTACAAACATAAAAATGAGTGGAAATGTCATTCTAAGTATGTAATGGTTAAGCCTTTATTAAAAAAAGATTCATATATTAAGGCTGCAAACGTTGAAGAACCTTTAACTGGAGTTATAAAATATATAAATGCTGAGTTATTAGCTAAAGGATTAAATGAAGGAGACACTATTTGTTACGAGCCTTCAAGCGAATATCCTTTTATGGTTGATGGCGAAAAGCTATATAGAATGTTTACTAGTAATATAACGATGGTATTGTAGTATGGATGTAAAGCAGATAAAATTACAAATAATAAGAGCAGGTGAAAAAGCTGTTATGCAACTTATAAAAGTTGCTGAAGAACATATAATTAAATATGGAGAAGATGATGAGTTAGCAGCTGATAAATTAAAAAATGCAGCAGCTACTAAAAAACTAGCCATATTTGATGCTTTTGAAATATTAACTAGAATTGAAACTGAAAAAAATTTAATAGAAGGTATTGATGTAAAAAAGAATACTAATAACTCTCAAGGATTTGCAGAAAGAAGATCAAAATAACTTATATGTAAAATTACCTAATTACATTCCTAAAAGTATTGTTACTAATAAAAACAAAGCTAAAACTTGGGATTATGGTTTTAATGAAAAATATAATGTTGTTGTAATATCTAAGTCTGGAAAAATAGGAGATGTTATTTCTATAAATGGTTTAGCAATAGCTTTGCCAGTACAACCAAAAAAAACATACAAAAGATCTGAAACAAAAGCAGATCAATACTGGGAATCATTTCAGATTCCTAAAGTATTAAAAAAAATACCAACTATATTTCAGTGGCATCAAACCTCTGCAAACTTTAAAGATCAATGGGTAGAATACATTGAACAAGAGTTTGATAAAAGAGATGAAGGTTTTTGGTTTATGAATAATGGTGTTTCTACTTATATTACTGGATCTCATTATATGTATTTGCAATGGACTAAAATAGATATTGGCTTGCCTGATTTTAGAGAAGCTAATAGAATTTTTTATATTTATTGGGAAGCTTGTAAAGCAGATAAAAGAAGTTTTGGAATATGTTATTTAAAAATTAGACGTTCTGGATTTTCTTATATGGGAAGTGAAGAGTGTGCTAATATTGCAACTATATCCAAAGATTCTAGAGTAGGTATTTTATCTAAAACAGGAGCAGATGCTAAAAAAATGTTTACTGATAAAGTAGTTCCGATATCAAATAATTATCCTTTCTTTTTTAAACCAGTACAAGATGGTATGGATAAGCCAAAAACAGAACTAGCTTATAGAGTACCAGCTTCTAAGATTACAAAAAGAAATATGTATGAAGAAGATGACTTACAAGTTGAAGGTTTAGATACTACAATTGATTGGAAAAATACAGGAGATAACTCTTATGATGGTGAGAAATTAAAATTACTAGTACACGATGAAAGTGGTAAATGGGAAAAACCTAGTAATATTTTAAACAACTGGAGAGTTACTAAAACTTGTTTAAGATTAGGTAGTAGAATTATTGGTAAATGTATGATGGGTTCAACATCAAACGCACTAGATAAAGGAGGTGAAAACTTTAAAAAACTTTATAACGATTCTTCTACTGCTCAGCGAAATTCTAACGGACAAACTAAAAGTGGACTATATAATCTTTTTATTCCTATGGAATATAATATGGAAGGATTTATAGATATTTATGGTATGCCTGTTGTTAATAGTGTTTCTAAACAAATACTTGGTATTGATGGAGAATTAATAAAAATATCTGCTGTACAGTATTGGCAGAATGAAGTAGATTCTTTAAAAAATGACGCTGATGCTTTAAATGAATTTTATAGACAATTTCCTAGAACTGAGTCTCACGCATTTAGAGATGAAAGTAAACAATCATTATTTAACCTAACTAAAATATATCAACAAATAGATTATAATGATTCTTTAATAAAAGACAGGTTTTTAACAAGAGGTAATTTTAACTGGAAAAACGGAATAAAAGATGGAGAAGTTTTATGGAGTCCAGATACTCGTGGTAGATTTTTAATTTCTTGGACACCTAAAAAAGAATTGCAAAATAAGAGTTATATTAAGAACGGAAGGAAACATCCAGGTAATGATCATATTGGTGCTTTTGGTTGTGACAGTTATGATATATCTGGTACAGTAGGTGGTGGAGGGTCTAATGGTGCGTTGCACGGAGTTACTCGTTTTAATATGGATGACGCTCCAAGTAATGAGTTTTTTTTAGAGTATGTAGCTAGACCTCAGACGGCTGAGATATTTTTTGAAGAAGTATTAATGGCTTGTGTTTTTTACGGAATGCCAATTTTGGTAGAAAATAACAAACCTAGATTATTATATCATTTTAAAAATAGAGGTTATAGAGCGTATAGTATAAATAGACCAGATAAAACTTATAATAAACTATCTAAAACTGAAAAAGAATTAGGTGGTATACCAAACTCCAGTGAAGATGTAAAACAATCGCACGCATCTTCTATTGAATCTTACATAGAAAAACACGTAGGATTAGATTTTAGTGGAGATTATAGAGACCCTGATTTAATAGGAAATATGTATTTTAGTCGTACTTTAGAGGATTGGGCGCGTTTTGATATTAACAATAGAACTAAGTTTGATGCTACGATCAGTTCTGGTCTAGCTTTAATGGCTATTCAGAAACACTTATATCAGGCGGTTAAAAAAGAATCAAAAATAAAGTTTAACTTTGCAAGATATGACAATAAGGGAAGTTACAGCAAAATTATAAGGTAAATGCAAGATGTAAAAATAGACATTAATCCTATGGGATTTCCAAGTCAGTTTGTTTCTGATTCCACAAAGAAATCACTTGAGTTTGGATTACAGATAGGACAAGCTATTCAATACGAATGGTTTAGAAAAGACGGAAATACAAATAGATTTTACAATCAATGGGGTGACTTTCATAGACTAAGACTTTATGCTAGAGGAGAACAATCTGTTTCTAAGTATAAAAATGAATTAGCAGTTGATGGTGATTTAAGTTATCTTAACTTAGACTGGACACCAGTTCCTATTATTCCTAAGTTCGTAGATATTGTAGTTAATGGTATGTCTGATAGAATTTTTCAGGTAAATGCCTACGCACAAGATGCTATGTCAATGGATAGAAGAAATGAATATCAGCGTATGATTGCTGCTGATATGGCTTCTAAAGAATTAATTACTCAAGTAAACAAAGATTTTGATGTAGACGCATTCTCTAGTAATGTAGATGAGTTACCTAACGACAGTGAGGAACTTGCTTTGCATATGCAAATGAAGTATAAACCATCAATAGAAATAGCAGAAGAAGAAGCTATTAATACTGTATTTGAAGAAAACAAATATTTAGAAATTAAAAGACGTTTAGATTACGATCAAACAGTTTTAGGTATTTCTGTAGCTAGACATTCTTTTTTACCAGGTGATGGAATTAAAATTGATTATGTAGATCCAGCTAACTTAGTTTATAGTTATACTGAAGATCCTCATTTTAAAGATTGTTTTTATTGGGGTGAAATTAAAACTCTACCTATTATTGAATTAAAGAAAATAGATCCTACTTTAACTAATGAAGATATGGAGGAAATTTCTAAATATAGTCAAAGTTGGTATGATTATCATAATACGTCTCAATTTTATAATAACAGTTTATTTAGTAAAGACAGTGCTACTGTTTTGTTTTTTAACTACAAAACAACAAACACTTTTACATATAAGAAAAAAATTAATAATGTAGGTGCTGAAAAAGTTATTG